TGGGTCCTTGCGGACCCAGTATCTCACTCTCCCCAGGTTTACACCTTATTTGAGTGGAGTAGTTTGTTTCAAAATCGTCGCCTCTTTAGCCTCTTTTAATTTGTTTAAAAAAGGTTTTAGGAGTGCCGATCTAGATCTAGCTATAACCTCGTTTGGTCGTACTGGTTGAAGCCCTTTTAATTGTGGAACTGGTTTTATAGGATCAGTTTCCAAAATTTTAGAGGCATCAATACCAGTCTTTAACTCTCGGACGTTGATTAAAGTATCAAATTTTAATTTTGTACTTTTATCTAACGCCGATATAACAGGAAGATATTCCCTGTGAGTTACTGAAACTTGGTCTCATGGAATGAAGAACATGATTGAACTAAGAAGTCCTTGTATAGCCATGCTATACTTCGATTTCTTAGCTGTCAACCTGTCTATTTCCCTTTCTCTGATTTCGATGTTAGCATCTAACAATGCTTTGTCGATTACGGAGAAATCTTCTATCCCATATGACTCCCGAGACAAGGTTTTTAAATCTTGCACTTGAACCATAATGGGTTTCGAAGATGAAGGTAATAGGTGAAACTGTCTCATTTTATTAATCAAATAAATTTTAAATCTATTTGATTTTTTATGAGTCAGTGACACTAAATCATTCCAGAAGTCTGGAGAGTTGCTCTGTATGAATAGAGGAAGAAAACCTCTTTCACGAGCAGACTCCAGTCCCTGTGCTACTAGAGAGTACACTGTTAGGTGTTCTACAATAGCAGTTATGGGGAACTGGGTGATTTCAGAACCTTTGTATCCAAATCTCTTGGCAAACTCAAAAAGGGTTTCCCCTTGATGGGTTTTGGTAGGAGAAATAGATACACCTAGTTCTGTCATCACGTCCAGATAGCTAGATGCTATCTTCTTATCCATTATGACTATATCGTCTCCTAAGATTCGATATGGTAACGGACCTTCTCCTTTCCACTCACACCGCATAGCACTTATGTGCACTGCGACGTGATGTGATAAAGAGAACACCCCTCACGAGCTTTTGGCTCCTAAGGGTTGTCCAGTTGCGAATTCTATCATACTACCGTTTGGTAATACGAAAGGATATCCGACCATAATGTGACTTCAAGCTTCCGATTTTTCTGTACTATCTAATAGATGTTCTACTACTTTCTTTTGGAAAGATAATGGAAATCTATCAGTAGCTGCGGTCAAATCAAAAGAAGCGTAAAAGTTATATCCTCCGTAAAGAATATCACGAAATCCACGGTTTTGATCAAACGTGGCATCTCATGGTAGTCCTTTCAAGATATTGAATACTGAGTCATGTAGGTTCGAAAGAGCCATCTGACTTATGTATTCGAAAATCGCAAAAGGACGGGATTTCCCTTCTTTGTCCGGTTTAATAGATATCTTTCTCAAGTATTTTGTTTTAGCCTCTTTTATGGAAAATATAGTTTTATATTTCTCATGGAGATGCAAAACAAAAGCTTTTAAAGATAGTACGCTCTTGGCGTAGTATGATTCCATACCGCCGTTAAGAGTTATACAACTATTAATAAGATCATCTGGCAGATTTACTAAATCTTCCATGGATCTTAGGATAGATAAGCCGTTCGGTCCAGAAGTTGAGATCCATGTGAACCCATCTCACGATGTGTTTACATGACCTCTTCTTAATCCCATTTTGTTCATAGCTAATGCAACCTCAGATTGAGGAATAGTATTTTCATACGTTCCTTTATCTGTTATTGTATTAGTTTTATAAACTTTGGGATCCCCTTTTATCAGTTTGCTTACTTGTAACAAGGTAAGTAATCATGATATTAACTCTTTGTCATCGTCTAAAATTCTTTTCCTTATTTCATAAGGAAGAATTTTTGGAAGTTGATCATTAGAGAGGGCTATACCGAAAGGACGGATCAACTTTTCTTTAGACAAGGTTTTCGTTATAGCTAATCTACATAATTTTATATATGTAGCTGCTCTAACTGAACCTTGAGTTTTATTTAAAGTTTCAACTTTAAACAATACTTTTCTAATCAAAGATGATCTGTTAGATATATCGAGATTTCCGTAGTAATATTTTGAAACAAACTTCATTAATTGGTTATACAATGTATAATTGATTAGTTTAGTCATGTTTTAAGTATTATTATTGTGAAAGATCTGTTACCAGTCTTTCGTCCTATCCCTCAAACGAGGGGGGGCGGTAAGTTTTGGGACATTAGCTTGGTCTGGTCCGGTCGCGTCTGCACATGTTGAGAGGGAGTCCCTTGCGGGGTTCTTCCAAAGGGTTTACAGATGCTACTGGTGATGTGAATC